AGATTGAAGCTACCGATAAGTTAGCATCAATTAAAGCAGAGTCTCTGATTGTAAAGCAATATGAAGAGAAGGCAAAGTCAACTTCTACTAGAAAAGTTTCTGCTGAAGAAACTGCTGAGAAGCCGCAAGGTAACACTCCTGTCCCAGACAGAAGAGCCGTACAGTGGCAAAAAAGGAACACATGGTTTGGTGGTGGAAACCAATCTGAAAAGATTATGACCCAAGCTGCCATGGTAATACATAAGGAGTTAATAGATGAAGGTGTATATCCTGACGCTGATCCTGATGAGTACTACAGTGAACTTGATGCTCGCATCCGTTCTGAGTTTCCTGAAAAATTCAAAGCAGCGAACACAGCAAAAAAAGTACAAGTAGTAGCGGGTGGAACGCGCACTTCCCCCAGTGGCAAACAGAAAGTCACATTGACTAAATCAGAAGTAGAGACTGCTAATAAGTTAGGAGTATCTTTACAAGAATATGCGCGACAAAAAATGCGCCGAGATGGAACGGCGGGATAAGGAGTAGATGAATGACACAGGCTACTAAGACAACTCGAACAACGCGAGCTTCGGGTACTCGCAAAAAGACGTGGACTCCACCGAGCAAATTGGAAACTCCAAAGGCTCCAGATGGTGTACACTATAGATGGGTTCGACATGAACTCTTGGGTGATGATCACGCAGGAAATGTCCATGAAAGAACTCGTCAAGGATACGAGCCAGTTAGACCAGAAGAACTTGGCGGCGACTGGCAAGCGGATGTTTTAGACACAGGTAAACATGCGGGTATAGTTAGATCAGGTGATTTGATTTTGATGAAGGTCGATCAAGAAATTGCAGACCAAAGAAATGAATACTTTGCTAACAAAACCAAAGCTGCAGAGGGAGCGGTCAACTCTGAGTTGCAGAAAAACAATAGCGCTGTTGCACCTATAAGCCAAGACGAACAGTCTTCCGTCTCAGTAGGCGGAGGAAGAAACGCAAAGTTTGAGGACTAATCGTTTGGTTACCTCTGCTTTGCATAACAATAACAACGGAGGTAAAACATGGCATATGGTTTAAAGCCAGTTAAGCACGCTAAAGGTGGTATCGTAAGAACCAATAACTTTAGTGGTGTTAATGGTTACAGAATCGCAGCTACTGCTCCTAGTGCATTCTTCGAAGGCGATCTCGTGACTTTCTCATCAGGTAACATTGTTACTGATATGGGAGCAGCTTCACCAGGCGCAGTCGTAGGAGTTTTCTGGGGAGCAGAATACGTAGACAACTCAACTGGTGAGGTTAAGTTTGTCAGAAGTATTCCTAGCGGAACTGTAGCTAAAGACAAATACAAAGTGTACGTATACGATGATCCAGATATCATCTATCAAATTGAAGCTGACCAAGATACAACAGCTATCGCAGCAGCAGACGTTGGTAAAAACGTACAGATTGTAGCATCACCATCAGGTGACGCAATCACACACAAATCAGGTCTTGTAGCAGATTCTAGCACAAAGGACACAACTAACACTTTCCCACTAACTGTATTAGCTAGTGCGGAGTTAGATGATTCTTTCACATCAGCTGGAACATCTATGGATATTTTGGTGAAAATCAATACTCATCAATTTGGACTAGGCGCTACTGGCGTAACAGGAATATAATAGGAGGATAAATTATGGCTATATCAAGAGCACAAATCCTTAAAGAACTGGAGCCAGGGCTAAACGCGATTTTCGGAACTGAATATAACAGATACGAAAACGAACACGCCGTCTTGTTCGATGAGGAAACATCCAACAGAGCTTTCGAAGAAGAAGTACTCTTCCCAGGCTTTGGTAATGCAGGTGAGAAGTTCGAAGGTGCACCAGTAGCTTACGCTGATTCAGGCGAAGGTTATGTATCTCGATACACTCACAAGACTGTAGCACTAGCATTCTCATTAACTGAGGAAGCTATGGAAGATAACTTATATGATAAGTTGTCAACCAGACTAACTAAAGCTTTAGCAAGAGCAATGGCTTCTGCTAAGCAACTTACAGCAGCTAACGTGTATAACAACGCATTCAGCGGTTCATACACAGGCGGTGATGGTCAACCATTAATCTCTAATGCACACCCATTACAAAACGGTAGCTCAGGTTCTAACAGACCTGCTACTTACGCTGACTTATCTGAGACATCTTTAGAAACAGCATTAATTGATATTGCTGGTCTAACAGATGACAAAGGTGTACCAGCTGCTATTCAAGGTAGAACCTTACACATCCCAAGACAATTGGTATTCGTTGCAGAAAGACTAATGAAGTCTCCAAACAGAGTTGGTACTGCTGACAATGATATCAATGCGATCAACTCTATGGGTATGCTTCCAGGTGGATACTATGTAAACCATAGATTCACAGACACTGATGCATTCTTCATTAGAACTGACGCTCCTAATGGTGTCAAGATGTTCAACAGAGCAGCTATGAACACTAAGATGGAAGGTGACTTTGAAACAGGTAATGTACGATACAAAGCCAGAGAAAGATACAGCTTCGGTTGGTCTGACTGGAGAAGTGTCTACGGAAACCAAGGTGCTTAATCACTAATTCGGATAGGGGGTTTACCATAAAGGTGCCCCCTTCCTTTAACTAATAACACCATAGACTGCAAAAGCAGACTATATAAAAAAGGAGTATAGACTATGGGAACAACAACTTTCTCAGGACCAGTTGTATCAAACAATGGTTTTACAGCTACAGCAATTCTGTTTGCAGATTTGCCAACAGCTTCAGAAAACACAGGTCGTATCTTATTTGTATCTGATGCATTAAAAGCATCTGAAACTACAGGTAATGGTACAGGTAACCTCGTATTCTCTGACGGTTCTAACTGGATTAGAGTAGATACTGGCGCAACTGCTGGTGACTAATTTTAACGGGGGAGGCAACTCCCCCACAACAAGGAGTTTATAAATGGTAAGATCAGATTTAAGACCCGTAACCAGAACAACAGACGGTCGTGTGACTTACACTGATGGCGGAACAGATTACGTAGGAAGAACAAGACTACAAGGTATGATTCTCGCTAATGATGGTGTGGGTGCAGGCAGTGTGGCTTTCTATGATAATACATCTGCAACAGGTACAGCTTTATTAACTATTGACGTACCTCAAGGTGATGTAATGAATATTGGATTGCCAGATGCTGGTGTTGTATTTGGAACAGGCATTTACGTAGATTTAACAAACATATCAAGAGTAACTTTATTCGTTCAGTAAGGGGGGCACGTGGCAACTTCTGGCACATACACGTTCAGCCTTGACATAGCTGAAATAATACAAGAGGCGCATGAGCGCGTCGGATTAGAACTTAAGTCGGGTTACGACTTGGTGACAGCTAGACGTTCCCTTAACTTACTTTTAACTAAATGGGTCAATGAAGGCGTGAATCTATTCACTCTTGACCTAACAACAATTAACCTCACACAAGATCAGACAACCGCGACTATTGGTTCAGGTCAATACTTGGACATCTTAGATGCGGCGGTGCGTGATACAAACACTACACCTGTAACTGATACATCTTGTGAGAGAATCAGTTTATCTGAATATTTAAACTACCCAAACAAATCGACAAGCGGCAAACCTGTGCAATATGCAGTTGAGCGTAACAGCCAATTTGATTCATCAGGTGCAGGCTCGCATACGATTCATTTATTTCCTCGACCAAACCAAACTTATTATCAATTACTTTGTTGGACAATCAGATATCCACAAGATGTAAATGATACATACACTCAGAACCCAGATATCCCTAGAAGATATTTACCTGCGTTAATTAGTGGATTAGCTTTTGAATTAGCTAACAAGAATCCCACTAAAGTAGATGCAGCTAGACGAGGTGAATTAAAATCTATTTATTTGGAAGAGTGGCAGTTTGCAAAAGAAGAGGATAGAGAAAGAGCAAGTTTTTATATTCAACCTAAGATTCGCGGGTACTAAGAGCGATGGCTAAAAGAGCTTCAGGTAAATATGCATATCTGATAGACGATCGTTCAGGCAGGAAGATACGCTACAAAGATGCGCGAACAGAGTGGAATGGGCTTCGAGTTTACAAAAAAGATTGGGAGCCCAAACACCCGCAGCTTACACCACCGAAGCTCGGACCCGAAGCAACATCATTAGATAATCCAAGACCAGATGTAGATAATGTTCCTACTACAGTAAGACTTGGTTCTTTATTTGGCAGAGGAACACCTAACACAGTTTCAGCACTTGGTAGAGTTAATATTAATGTAGCAGAAGATGCTGACAGTTTATTAATTCAAACAGCATTTACTGTTCCAACCATTGCTACAGGATACACTTTAATCGGTGAATCATTAAGTTCTGCACGTGGTTCTGTTACTATTAACACAGCTGAGGATGCAGATTCTCAACTACTACAAACAGCATTTGGTTCATTCAACTTAAGCGCTCAAGAAAATGTCGCAGGACAATCTTCAAGCACTGCTCAAGGTAGCCCAGTCTTAAGTGCAAGTTCTAATTTTGAAGCAACAGGACAAAGTTTAACATCAGCACAAGGATCAACAGATTTTAGTGCTCAAGAAAATGCGGATGGTCAATCATCTGCATCTGCTCATGGAACATTAACATTCCAAGCAAGCTCAACAATAACTTCACCAAATCAATCAGCCGCAACTGGTATCGGTACTCCAATAATTAATACAGGAGAAGACGCAGACGGGTTGCAACTTAGCTCAGGATTTGGTACAATATCAATTGCAATAGACAATTCAGGATGGGGTGTTGATTCCTGGGGTGCTAATGCTTGGGGTACATAATGGGATTAACATACGATCAACTTAAACAAAACGTACAAGATTGGCTAGAGAACTCAGCTACATCTTTCACTACAGCAACAGGTAGCGGCAAAGCTCCTCTTGATTTATGTATTGAATTAGCTGAATTACGCATAGCTAAAGAGGTAGACCTCACTGCCTTTCGCAAAGTTTCAACGCTATCTTTATCAGGGGGCACCTCAACGGTGGCAGTACCTTCTGATATGGTCATACCGCGTTATCTAAGGATTCAGAATGGAGACTTCTTGTTAGAAAAAGATGAATCATTCATCAAAGAGTACAGCAAGAATCCTTCAACTGATACGGGCACAGTAAGATACTATGCCTTAAATCAAACTGGAACGACATATACAAGTGGAAACCGCCAAACTAATTTCCTGTTTGGACCAACTCCAGCCCTTGCAACAACAGTCGAAAT